ATTCAGGCGATCCTGAACACGATGGAAACCGGCCTGCGCAATCTCAAGGCCGATGGCGACATCCTGGGCTTCGAGATGAAGTTCACCCGCGATCAGAACACGCCCGAGGAACTGCGCCAGGGCCGCTTCACGGTCAGCTTTGCCGCCGAGGAGGCACCGGTCCTGCGCTATCTCGGCATCCAGTCCGCGCGCTACCGCCCGGCGTTGGATGCGCTGCTCGACGATCTGCTGGCGCAGGTCGGCACCATCACCGGCTGACCCCGCCACATCAAGGACTGGCTGACCCGCCTACATCAAGGAGAGGCTCTGATGAGCAATATCTATATCATGGAGGCCGCAAACCTGTTTTGCGGTGATGAGAATCCCACGGCCTCCAAGCACCTCACGCTGACCGAGTTGCAGCTACCCAACCTGCAGGAAATCACCCAGGATCATCACCCGGGTGGCTCGCGTGTGCAGATCGAGGTCGCGCTTGGTATCCAGAAGCTGGAGGCCAGCTTCAAGCTAGCAGGCTGGGATCCGGACCTGCTGGCGCAGTTTGGTCTGGGCGCCACGGCGCGCAAGAAGTTCACCGCCTACGGCTCGGTGCGCGACAAGCGCAACGGCGTGGCCATCGAGGCCAAGGCGGTGCTGGAGGGGCGTCTGGGCACGGCCAACCCGGAGGCGTTTCAGCGCGGCGAGTTGCAGGGCTTTGACTATGCCATCAACGAAATCCTGCATTACGAGCTCTATTTTGAGGGGGCCGAGAAATATTACTGGGACTTCTTCACCACCGATTGGCGCGTCAACGGCACATCGCAAAACGCAGATGAGCGCGCGATCTTGCGCCTTCCCAATGGCTTTTGAGGTGATCCATGTCTGACGCAGCAAAACAAAAGACCGTTTCCTTGTCGGTGCCGGTGACCTTCGAGGGCCGCGAAATCACTGAAATTCGCATCGCCAAGCCCAAGGTGAAGGACCTCAAGCGGATGAATGCCGCGCTCGACGGCATCACCGACCGCCTGGATCAGGGCATTGTCATGGCCTCGGCGCTGACGGGCTATCCGGTCGAGATGATCGAGGAGCTGGACACGGATGACTTCACCGCGCTGTCGGAGGTGATTGCGGATTTTTTCCCCAAGGGCACGGCTTCGCCGCCTGGCGATCGGTCGTAGCTGAGGTCGCCCACTGGCTGAACACGCCGCTCACGGCTTTTGACGAGATGGACTGGTCCGAGGTGGTGCTCTGGCACGCCGAGGCCCGTCGTCTCGCGCGGGCCGTGAAGATGAAATGATCCTACGACGCATCGGGCGTCCCGCGCGACCTTAAAGGCATGATCCATGACACAGCTCACATCCCAACTGGTCATCGAACTGCTGGACCGGGTGACCAGCCCGGCGCGTCGGGCGGCCAATGCGCTCGCGGGCATCTCGAACACGGTCCGCGAGACCAATGGCCAGCCCATCACCTTTGGGGATCGCCTGAACGCGGCCATCACCCGCAACAACCGCGCCCTGGCTGACGCGCGTGGCGGGCTGGTGGATGCGGTGGCCAGCTTTTACGCGCTGCGCAGCGCGATCGGCGCGCCGATCCAGGCGGCCTCGGATTTTGAAAGCGCCATGGCCGATGTGGCCAAGGTGGTGGACTTTCCAAGCCCTGCGGCCTTTGCGCAGTTCCAGCAGGACCTGTTCGCGCTGTCGCGCGACATTCCCATCGCGGTGACGGGTCTGGCGGATATTGCCGCAGCGGCGGGTCAGGCCGGGATTGCCGGGCAGGACCTGATCCGCTTCACGGATGCCGCCGCCCGGATTGGCGTGGCGTTTGATATCAGCGCCGAGCAGGCGGGTGGCTCGATGGCCAACCTGATGACGGCTCTCAACCTGACCATCGACGAGACGGTGTTGCTCGCGGATGCGATGAACCATCTGTCCAACAGCCAGGCCTCGAGTGCGGCGGATATTCTCGACGTGGTCCAGCGTGTGGGCGCGCAGGCGACCATGTTTGGCTTTACCGCCGAAGAAACCGCTGCCTTTGCTTCGGCGATGCTGGCGGCTGGTGCGCAGAGCGAGGTGGCGGCCACATCGTTCCGCAACATGGGCGCGGCTCTGACGCGCGGCTCTGCTGCTACCAAGGCGCAGCGTGCGGCCCTACAGGCGCTTGGACTGGACGCGGAAGATACCGCGCGGTCCATGCAGGAGAATGCGGTCGAGACCACGATCGACGTGCTGCGCCGGATTGGCCAGTTGCCAGCCGAGCAGCGCGCGGCGATCTCGTCGCAACTCTTTGGCAATGAGGCCCGCGCGCTTGGGCCGCTGCTGACCAACCTTGACCTTGTCGAGGACACGCTTGGCATGGTCGGGGATCGCGCGACCTATGCAGGCTCGGCCTTTGCTGAGTTTGCAGCCCGCAACAACACGTTCCAGGCCAATATGCAACGGTTCCAGAACGTTCTGACCGAGCTGCAGATCAATATCGGCAATGCGCTGATGCCCGCGATCACGCAGCTTGCCGAAGCCGTCACGCCGCTGATCACCCGTCTCGCCGATCTGGCGAATGCCTATCCGGAGGTGACGCTGGCAGTGGTCGGTGCGACTGCAGCGGTGATCGCCTTCAAAGGCGCCATGGCGGCGCTGCGCTTTGCCGGGCTTCTGGGGCGTGGGGGTGTCCTGTCGCTGATTGCGGCGGGCTATAACAGCATCGGGCGCGCAGCGATTGGCGCGCGCGCAGCGGCAAGTTCGATGATCGGATTGCAATCTGCGCTGGCGGCCATGTCTGGCCAGCCCCTCGGGACGATTGGCCGCTTGCGTGCCGGGCTCAGCGGGATCGCGCTGGCGGTCCCGGGCGTCGCGGCCTTGTCGTCCGGAATTGCGGCAATAGGTGCTGCAGTCGCCACGATCTCTGCCCCGGTCTGGGGCACGTTCGCAGTGATTGCCGCCGCTGTGGCTGTGGCTGGCATTGCCATCTGGCGGTATTGGGACCGGATCAGTGCGATTTTTACCGGCGTGGGGCAGGCAATCAGTGCCGCGCTGCAACCGGGTCTCGATTGGGTTGGTGAAAAGCTGTCCTTTCTGACACCGCTGGTCGATGGGTTCGGTGCAGCCTGGGAGTGGGTGCGCGACAAGCTGTCGGGTCTTGGCGAGTTGCTCTCGGGTCTCTTCACCCGCGAAACCTTGTCCGAGGAAGACATCGCCCGGATCACCGAACGGGCGCGGGAGGTGACCGAAAACATCATCGGCTGGTTTGCTGGCTTGCCTGCCCGGATAGGCGAGGCGGCCAGCGCATTGGTCGAGGCTGGTCGCGGTCTGATCCAGTCCATCTGGGACGGGGCCCGTGAGCGGTTTGCAGAGTTCATCGACTGGGTCGCGGGCATTCCGGGCCGTATCATTGACGCGATTGGCAGCATTGATCTGTCCAGCCTGATCAACTTTGGCGAGCCGCCGCGCTGGCTGCGCTGGATGATGGGGGAAGAGGAGGTCACGCCGCCAGAGATCCCGGCACCGCCGCGGCAGGCTGAATTTGATTTGTTGCCAACCGATCAAAGAGGGGCAGCAGAGACGCTGGCAGCGGCCCGGGCTGCCGGGGATCTGCCAACGCCAGAGTATCTGCAAGACCTGTCAGATTATGCCGGCCACCTGCGCGGTGAAATGGCCGGGGTTCAGGCGCAGATCGACCAGATTGATCAAAACGGGCCAATGGGAGACAGCCTGGCAGCTCCCTTGCTGGCCAACCTTGGACGGTTGCAGGAAGAGCTGGTTGGGGTCGAAGCAGATCTCGATGCGGGTCGCCTGCGCGCGGATGAGGTGACAGAGGCACTACGCATACTCGGGGAAACGGAGACCACGCCCGAGATCGACACTGCCTCCATCGACCGAGCACTCGACCGCGTACGCGCGCTGCGCGCTGAAATGGCTGCCGTGGAAGGCAGTGCGGTGGCACCCGTGCCGTCAGCGCCTGAGATTGACGGTGCCCGTGCCGGTGGTGGCCCAGTCAGCCGGGACGGCACCTATCTGGTGGGCGAGGAAGGGCCAGAGCTGGTCACGCCGTCCCGGTCAGGCTTTGTAAACACCTTTGGCGCAATCCAAGATGTGGTTGCAGCAATCCAGCGGCTGCCGTCAGCGGTTGCCGCTGTCCAGTCAATCGGGCCGCAGCTGGTCACACCACCGTCCGTCGTGTCCGCGCCAGATGTAGTCGAGGGGCCAGCGCCGCGGGTCGGCACAGCGGATGCGGTCGATGCACTGGCGGCGGCGCAAAGGGCGCCGCGTGCGGCGTTTCCAAAGATCGACGTACAAATCAGCATCGCGCCGACCATCCACACCACAGAGCGCGTCGATCCTGCGCAGCTCTCCCGCGACATCGGCGAGCAGATGCGCCGCGAACTGCGCGAGGCTTTCCGCGGCGTCTTTGCAGATACAGGTATGAGGTTTGCGTGATGCTGATGATGTTGGGACCGGTGCAGCTCAAAGTGATCCCTTTCAACACGAACAGCTATGGCCATGGCCATGAGGCGGGCTTTGCCGAAAAGCCGGTTCTTGGCATTCGGCCACCGCTGGAGTTCGTGGGCGAAGGCCCGGAGAGCTGGACCATCAAAGCCAAGCTTTATCCGGAAAAGTTCGGCGAGCTTGGTCAGCTGCAGACGCTCTATCAGGCGCGGGCATCGGGGCGGCCGCAATATCTGATGCGCGGCGATGGTGCGGTGATGGGCTGGGTGGTTATTCTCGATGTGCAGGAGCGCTCGACCTATCTCGATCCCAAGGGCGTCGGCAAAGTCATTGACGTGGATATCAGCGTCAAACGCTGCGGCAGCCCATCCTCAGCCAGTTTCTTCTCGCTGCTGGCCGATATCTTCCTTTGGGCCACACGGTGAGTGCCATGAGGACCACCATGACCAACCCAGTCACTGAAACCGTGACCATTGAAGGCGACGGGCTGACCGTCTCGCTGATCGTCTGGCGGCGTTTTCACCGGCCCATGCCCGGTCTGGTGGAGCAGATTTACGACATGAACCCCGGGCTGGCCGATCTTGGCCAGACCCTGCCGGTCGGGACCCGCTTTGAGATGCCGATCCCGATCCCGCGCGCGCAGCAGGTGCTGGACCCGATCCGGCTTTGGTAAGGAGACCCGCCCCATGTCAAAACGCGCGCTGTTCAATGTGACGGTGGCGGGCAGCAATATCACCACGGCGCTCATGCCGGTGCTGATTGGTCTGCGGGTGTCGGACAAGGTCGGCACCCATACCGACAGCGCCGATCTCGAAATCGACGACACGGACGCCCGGATCATCCTGCCGCGAAAGGGCGCTGATGTGGTGATTGCACTGGGTTGGGAAAGTGCGGGCCTGCGGGTGGTGTTTCGCGGCACCGTCGATGAGGTGAAATCCTCTGGCAGCCGGGGTGCGGGGCGTCGGTTGATGATCGTGGCCAAAGGCATGGATACGACCGGGCCCGCCAAGGAAGGTCAGCAGCGTCATTGGGACAACCAGACCATCGAGACGATCCTGCGCGAGGCTGCCCGCCATGCGGGGATCGCAACTGTCGAGGTCGACCCAGATCTGCGCGGGTTGCGGCGTGCGTATTTCGAGATGCGCGACGAAAGCTTCATCGCCATGGGCGAGCGGCTTGCGCGTGAGGTGGGCGGTAACTTCCGGATCGTCGGCAACATCGCGTTCCTGTCCAAGCGCAACGGCACCTATCAGGCGGTCGTTCTGGCCCGGTGGGGCGACAATCTGCAAAGCTGGGATATCGCCCCACAGCTGGGGCGGCCGCAGTTCAGCACAGTCCGCGCAAGGTGGTATGACATGGTCGCGGCCAAGTGGGAAACGGTGGAGCGCGCCACCGGTCTCGATGTGCGCGCGCTGCATGCGTTTCGCTTTGCCAAACCGGATGCGGTTGAGACCACCCAGCAGACCGACAGCGATGCCGCCACCGCCGCGCGGGATGCAGGCGAGGGCAGTGTCACAATCGAGGGCAACACGGCTGCTATCCCCGACGGGCTTTGCATCATCGCGGGCACACGCCCCGGCGTCGATGGCGCGTACCGCATTGAGGCAGTGACCCACACGCTGACGCGCGCGGGCGGCTTTGTGACGACGCTGGAGCTCAAACAGCCACAGCAGGGCGCGGGCTCTGACGACCGCTAGTGCTGCGCACCTGGCAGAACAGACACATGACAAGAAGGCGGAAGCCCATGACAGACAACGATCTGCGATCCGAAATCGCAGCGATACGCAGCACGCTGCGCCATATCGAGGCCGCGCTCATCGACGCCAAAGAGCATCGCAAGGAGACCTCGGCCCTGGTGCAGGACTTCATCACCCGGCTCGTGCGTCTGGAAACCGGCGGTGCGGTCCTGAGCGGCTTGCCAAAGCAGGTGCATCAGAATGAGGTCTCCAATATCGCGCAGGAGGCCCGGCATCAGGCCCATCAAGAGGCAACCGAGGCCATGCGCAAAACCGTGCTGGCGGGCTTCGCAATCGCCGGAACCGTGTCGTCCATCATTGGCCTTCTGGCCTCCTGGCTCATCCTGACCTGACCCGGCGCTGATCGCGCCACGCCCACCACATCCCCAAAACCTGAACTTTGCATACCGCGCGCTCCTTCGGGCGGCTTTGCGCATGGAGAGACGCTATGACCCCTTTTGAGATTGCCAAGACCTATATCGGAACCGTGGAAGCCCCGGGTCCAGAGAACAACCCGGTCGTGATGGAAATGTATGCCTCGGTCGGCCACGATTGGGTGGAACATGACTCTGTGGCCTGGTGCGCCGCTTTTGTCGGCCACTGCATTGAGAAGGCGGGCTTGCGGTCCACCCGCAAGCTGACAGCGCGGTCTTATCTGAATTGGGGCATACCTGTAGCGGTGCCCGATGCGCAGCCGGGCGACATTGGCGTGATCCCACGCGGCAGTTCCAGCTGGCAGGGGCATGTCTTCTTCATTGACCGCATCGAGGGCGCCTGGGTCTGGGGGCTCGGTGGCAACCAGTCTGACGCGGTCAATGTGAAGCGCTATCCGGTCGCAAAGCTGCTCGGGTTGCGTCGGGCGGGGAATGTGGTCCCGACAGTCACCCTGTCCGTCCGCGAGGTGCAAACACGCTTGCGCGGCCTTGGCTATCATGAGGTCGGCGTCGCCGATGGTATAATGGGTCCGCGCACGCGCGCTGCAATCCTGGCGTTTCGGGATGATAACAGTCTGCCGCTGGTGCCGATCATCGATGTGACGCTCATCGATGCCCTTGAGCGCGCTGAGCCGCGAGGGGTTGCACCTGAACGGGCCGATGGCATCCCGGCCAAAAGCCGCATTGTCACGGCCGCCAACGCTCAGATCGGGCTCGGAACGCTTGGGGCGATCGGCACTGTCGGTGCACAAATAGGTGCGCAGATCGCTCCGGCTGTGACTGAGGCAGAAGGAGCCCGGGCGCTGGCGGATCGGGTGTTTGGCATCCTTGGGCTGGAGGGCTGGCTTTCGGCAACCTTGCCGTGGGTGGGTGCTGCCGTGTTCATCGGGGTCATCATTTACGCCGTGAAGGCGCGCAGCGCCCGGATTGAAGACCACCGCATCGGGAAAACGCCGTGATGGGCGGGTTCATCACAACGGCGCTTTCAGTGCTTGGCCGACGCGCCGCTCTCTGGGGCGCGTTG